CGCTCTGAGGCCGCAACCATCGCGCGAAAAATAGCCTCCACCGTTTCTTCTGCATCCTCGCCCCATTCGCGATGATACTGTGACAGGTGGTGCAGACCCGCCCGGATCATATCCGGCGTCACCTCAATTCCAAGAGCGCGCTCGTCTGCGGTATTACGAAAGTTCGTGCTGACCATCATCTTGTATCCTTTTCGCGTTCGCTGCAATTTTTCTCGCGGGCAGTATTTATTGCATGCCCAATATTACCACCGTTTCCCGATTGTCGGATCGCTGGGAAACATCACGGAACAACAAGCCTGGACAGTAATTCATTAGAAGCTTCCTTAACCTTCCAGTCCTCAGCCTCTAGCGCCGCTTTCGGGATAAAATTCACGCGGGTGGCATAGGATTCGTAATCAGGGCTGAAGCCAAGCAACTCGGACCTGCCTGCCCTTAACATTGCCTCCGTGATTTCTATCTTACCTTTGCGCGCCGGCTTGACTTCTGTCGCCTTCATGTTCGTGGTTCCTTCAACACGAGGGCGGCGTCGCGCTCGGCAAGTAGCGCGGTGAGCATGGCGGCTACTGCCCGGCGCTGCTTGCCGAGTGGGGTATCTGAACCGTCTTTGCGCTTGGATGCATCGGAAATCTTCGTCAAGTGCGAAGCTGCGCGCTCGACGCTCTCGCGTGATGTGTCAGTGGTCATGGGCGTGTGCCTTCTCCACAGGGAGGGCGGGCTGAGGAGGGGCGGCGGAAATAGCATCGCGAATACAACAGCGGAGAACCGGATAATCGTCTTCATCGGCCACGCCGCCGGAATTACGCCAAATCGTCCACGCCACTGTCACCATCTCCTCTGTCGGATCCACAGGCACCAGCTTCCATCCCGCCTCCACGCTCGCCGGCGCGTCGAGTTGGGCGAGGGCTGCGCGGGCGCGTTCAACCTTCATTAGCAAAATTGCCAACACCAAATCTTCACCAGCGTCTTCGATTTTATCATCCTGTAGTTGGGAGATATATTCCAGCGCTTCTCGCGCCATCCTGATCGCGTCAGTCATTTCGTGTCTCCGTTAAGGCGCTCATGTCGTCGCACCAGTCTGTCCCGGGAGAGTTGAGCGCGTTCAACGCCTCCCGCAACCGCGCTATCTCTGCGGCCTGTGCGGCGATGAGGCCCGCACTATCCTTTTGCCAGCGAACAATGTCTTTGGCCGTTACTGCATTTGCTGACCCCGGCACGTCTTCACCGCCGGCGGCAGCGAGTTTGATTTCGTAAATTTCATCGCTCAACGCGGTGATGTGGTTGATAGCATTTTCGACTGCTGAAGCCACAGCAATCGAAATGCTGTCGGTGTCGTGGCCCCAACGGTTGCTGAGTTTCTGTAACTTCGCCAACGTCTTCTCGATCTCGCCATCAGGCGCGCCTTCCGGGCGGTCCCAATAATAGACGTAGGGGAATAATTCCGGCCTGTCCGTCATTTCCCCTCGTCCTTCTGTAGCGCGGCGCGACCGGCGTCGGTGATGGAATAAAACGTGTCTGATTTGGCTGTGGCCGAAGACACGATTAAGTTTCGGAGCGCCAGTGCATTGAATGTCGCGTGATGGACTTTCATTGTGAACCCACGGTCTTTCAGCCAAATATTTCCGGTTAGGACCGAGTGAACCAAGATTTGTCCGTTTATAATCGCCGATAGTAGTTCTCTCTGCGCTTCTGTCAGGCTCATGGGGCGGTCCTCGGGGAGGGGGAGAAATCAAAGCCGGACGGAGTTTCCAGCGAAGGCAGCATCCAGCGTGCCGGCGGCTCCGGCCAAGGCACCAGCCGCGCATACATGCGCGAAACGGCAGTTCCGATCGCCATCACGCAGCCTCCTTCGCTTCAAACCGCACAAGCCGCGCGCGGCCGGCGGTGATCTTATTTTCGTAAAGCTGTAATTCGTCGGCGGCCTTATCAGGCTCACATCCATTTCGCAGCCAAATGATAACATACGAAAGGTCAGGGAGGGCCGCCGTCATGAGCGCCAGGTCGGCCTGCGCTGATGCTAATTCAGCCTCCAGCGCCGCAATGCGAACCCCCCTAGCCTGCGCGGTCATAACCGCGTTTGGTCCATGCGGAAATTCATCCGCCCGCCCGCGCCACTTGTCAAAAAATTCAATGCCCATGCCTTCGCCGGCCTTGCCGGCGTCGTAAAAATTGCGATAGTAGCAATCAAAATAGACACCGGCCGGAATCGGTTCCCTCGTATCAGCCATCACATCCTCCTTGCTATTCCTTCACCGCCGGCGCCCACTTGGCGTCCAGCTTAAGCACCGCGGCCTCCGCCAACTCAATCCGGCCGCCAAGATAATGCGCGTCAAGAATCGCCTCGACGTCCTTTAGGCTGTGGCCCGTGATGGCCGCGATCTCAGGCACCGTGCAGCCGGCCAGCGCCAAGCGCGTAACAGCCGTGCCGCGCAGATCGTGGAAGTGTAAATCTTCGTTGATGCGCGACAGCTTAAACGCCTTGCTCCATGACGCGCGGAATCCATCTTCGGTCCACGCCTTGCCAAGGCTGTTTAACAGGATCGCGCTTTGCGATTCCTTGCCGGCCTTCGCGTCGTCCAGCGCAGCCTTAAGCGGCCCGCCAACCGGGATCGTCACTCGCTTGCCGGTCTTGCCCTGCTTGAGTCGTATCACGCGGCCGTCATACGAGACCCACGTTAACCTAAGCAGGTCGCCCTGCCGCTGGCCGGTCCACAACGCCAGCACCAGCGCAACCTGCAGCGGCGCGGACGCGGCCGCGCAAAACTGCGCGATGTGATGCGGCTCCCAAATCTTTTCCGCGCGATCAGAGCCGTACAGCCGGCCGCCGCGCTCGCATACATTGATGCTGATCTTGCCGCGGTCCTTGGCGACGGACAGCACGCGCGCCAGCACGGTCCACGCGTAGTCCGCATCGCGCGGATGATCCGCCATCGAATCGCGCCAGGCTTTGAATTTACCGCGCGCGCGCGGGTCCTGCGCCAACGCTAGCGGCATATTCCCAAACTCAGACGCGATCTTTTTTAGATAACGGTCATACGACTTGCGAGTCTTCTCCACGATGTTGGTTTTGTATTCGGCGCTGTTGCGAAAGATCGTAATCAGCGCTTCCATCGTGCCATCGGCATCAGGCTGCCTTTTGCGCCAGGCATCCGCATAAGCAACCGCAAACCGCGGATCGCCAGGCAACAGCGGCACGCCATCCTTGTCCGCCAGCAACGGCGCCTTCGCGCCACGCCACGCATAGTAATAACTGCGCTTAGTACCGTCAGCCAGGCGTTTTGTGACTTTATTAACGCCCCGCAGCCTTACGCGCATCGTACCCGCGCTCCCACTTTTCAAAGGCGTCTTCGCCGGATTGACCATCGAAACCCGCCTCCCTGTCAAGCATGGCGTCGATCGCCTTGCGGTCCCATTTTTTCGTGCTGCGATACGGCGGCGGCATCAAACCGGAACCGGCCCACTTCTTAAACGTGGGCCCGGTCACGCCAACATAAGCCGCCGCAGCCTTGCACGTTAAAAGGCGGGGCGGCTGATTGTCGTTGGCGGGGGTCAAGTGGCGCACTCGTATGCTGCAATAGCCATGTCGGCTTCGTGCGTATGCCGTTGCCAATCAAAAATCACATACTCGTACGTCTCCGTGATTCGACTATCGTGTCCGGTATCGGACAGCCGGCCCGCGACATAGTTGCGCGCCTTGAACCGAAGCATAGCGTCTGGAACGCCGCCAGCAGCCCGACAAATGGCGCGCGCAACCGCTTCTCTCTTTTCGTTGGTCACGCCGCCTCCTCCATTGCTCGATTGATCGTATAGCTGGGCGTATAGCCGGCCAGCCGGTTGCCTGTAGGCCGCACCGCGCGATACAGCGCCGCGCGCGTGCGCGGATGGTGCCGCAGCCCGCCGTGATTCCGCATCGGGAAAATAAACGCCCGCACGGCCGGCTCTATGTCTTTCAACGCCAGGCCAACCATCTTGTCGTCATGGCCGGCAAGCGCCCACGCAGTTGTCGCCGTTGCATCTTCAATCTCCGTTACGCTCGACTCCAGCGCCGCAACAATCGCGTCAAAGTCCACCCAAAACTCCTCCGGCAATTGCCGGCGAATCGCATCAAGATCATCGCCCGCGGCCATCGCTTCCCACATCGCCAGCGGCGTAATGCGCGATACCAGCGCGTGGATGCGCTTGTATTCATCGCCCTTCACCTTAAGCCGCGTGCCGTCGCCAAACCGCAGCACAAAGCCTTCCTGGCTGGCCGGTAGCGTTGGCGCCAGCGCAAGCAATTCGGAGACCGACGTGTAGTATATCTGCGCGGCGGCGCGCCAGGACATTGATATGGACGCCGCGAAAATTGTGTCTGCGCTCAACTCCTTGCCGTCTTCGGCATAGACGCCAAGCAATACCAACTCCGGCCGATCATAATGAACCACGATGCGATTGTCCGGCGCAACGTATTCCGCAAGCCACGTTTCGCCCGGCGTAAACCAATAATCCAGCGCGCCGGCGTTCGCATCCAACAGCGCTTGCGCCGCCTTCGCCTGGTCGCTGCTAAAGCTGCCCTTCGTTGCGCAGCGCCAGCGGCCGCCATGATGGAAGATAATAATCAAGCTGCCGTCCAGTTTCTCAAACGTCTCAAACGGTAGGTCAGGCCAGCCTTCGCCGCGCTCGCCCACATTGAAAAACTTCGGGAAGGGCGTCGCCACAACGCGCTCTGCGACAACATCAACAATCAAACCGCGCGCCATCGCCGTAAACGGCGTCCAGGCGCGATCGTAAGCGCAGCTTTTGCTATAGCAAAACAGCCGCAGGTCGCCGTCCTCCTGCACATTCGCATGACCGGCGTCGACGGCCGCCCACAAGCCGGTCATCAACTCGTCGTAAGGCATCGCGCGGGCGGGATGGATGATCATTCGTTTAACTCCGGCTCGCCGTGGCGCGCCAATTGAATGTCGCGTCTTGTTCCTCCGTGTCCCACTGGCCGCGCGCTACTTTATCGCGCGCTTCTTCCTTGCTGGTCGCGCGAAGAAAAACTGTGCCGCGTCCGCTGAAAAGCATCGGCACCATCCAGTCGTGCTCCTCTTCCGGTTCGGCTTTTCTCTTTCCCATCGCGCGGCCTCCCCTTAGCTTGCGTTGTGCGCATGTCAAACACGGTCACATTCTCAAGGCCGTCGCCGCGCAAAATGTCCTTAAGCTGCGACCGGAACGTCTGCTCGTGCTTGCCAATCAAATCGAATGGCGCGCCATCCGCATCACGCGCATCGTTGCGCCAGCCGCCCTGGGCGCGCTTGATCGCCATCGGCCGATTGACGACCATGTAAATCACCGGCCCACCGTTCGCCAAAGCCGCGGCGGCCATACGATCCTTGCGGCGCAAATGCGTTGCGTCGATGATCGTAGGCAGGTTGTGTTTAAGGCGTGTACGCACCAGCGCATGCACCGCCGCGAACACTTCTACGTTTTTGCTTTGATCGCGAAAATCGCCGCACATATCCGCGCGGACTTCGTCGCTGCTAATAACACCATGCATTTTCATCTGCGCAACCAGCGCGCTCTTCCCGCCGCCGCTCGGGCCAACCATAATCACAAGCGGCACAGTCGCCGGCAGCGGCGGATCCGCTGGCGCGGCCTGCAAGCAAACAAGACCAGCCTCGCGCCACATATCTACAACGGATTGGCGGTCGTCTATTACGATGAACGGCTCGTAGCCGTCCTCGCGCATACCGGCCAGCAGTTGCGCCTTGACGATATGATCCGCCCGCGTGTCGCCCGCAGGGCTCATGTAAAGCGCGTCATACTTGATGTTGTGCTCATCTAGCCACGCTTCCGTAGCCGCGCGATAATCTTCCGGCCGGCCGCTGCAAAGCACCACATCGCACTTGTCGTGCGCGTACCAAATCAAATCGGCAACCGGCTCGATAAGCCCGTCGTCACCCATGCCGGCAAAGAATGAATCCCAATCGCGTTTGCCACCCGGCAGCACATGATAAAGCCTGTGACGGCAGTCGGCCAGCGTACCGTCAATGTCGCAGATGATCGCTTTCTTCATTGCGGTGCCCATCAATGCCAGTTGCGAGGATCGTCCAGTGGATCCGGCGAGCGCCGCTTGGCCAGCCAGCGGCCGGCGCGCTTGGCCACAATGACAGCGGCTCCGCCTAGCCCAAACCAGGCAGCAAAAATCAAAGCGTCAAACATCGCTGTTCTCCTAAAAGTAAAATCGCGGGAACGGGCGGCGTCGCCATCCTTCTCAAGCGCGCCCAAAAGGATACGCGCGCCTGCCCGCGATGTTTGGCTAGCTTTCTAATTCAGAAAGCAACCGGCCCGCCGCTGCGCGGGCGCCCGGCGCGTCATCCATCAAGGCGTTCAACGCTGCGCATAATGACTCATGCGCGTTCACTGCGCGCAGCGCGTACGCCGCGTCCGCATCGTCATAAAACGTAGCGATCAAGTCGCTATGCTTGTCGGTGCCGCGCCCGCCATACAGCGCGCGCGTTTGCACCTTGCCGCGCTGCCACGGCGCCGGCGTCATGACGCGCCACCTGCGGCAATAACCAGCCACGCCCACACAATAGGCACCAGCGCCACAACCACCGCGGCCTCCGCAATCTGCCGCACCGCGCTCGCATCCCGCCGCTCACGCTCCAGTAGCGCCGCGATCTCAACATGCCATTCAATGACTTCGGCCGCAGTAAAGCCAGCGCACAATAGCGCTACCGGTACGTTGCGCGTATCGGCCGCGCGGGCGGCCTGGACCATGTCTGCGGGAGGGACGGGCCTCATAGCGAGCCCAACGCCATCACAACGGCCAGGATAAAGGCGCAGGCTAGGGCGCCGTAGGCCGCCGCCAAAAAGCAATCTTCAATCGCGTGCCGCATGGCATTGGCTCCCCTAGATGCCCTAGGAGCCACCATACGCGAATCGATAAGAAAAGCAAGGAAAAAAATAAATAACTTATCGATTAGGCCCAAGAAGCGGTCGAAAAGACCACCTTATGAACAGACACCACATGGTCGCCGTCGAACACAAGTTTTTCCGGCGGATTAAGCTGCTCGACGGTTAGCTTGCCGTCGCTCCGAGACACGAGCCGCTTTACGTAGCCGCTAGGCGGGTCGCCATCGCGACCGGCTATTTGAATCACCACATAGTCCCCGCGCCGCGCCGGCTTGTTCGGGTGGGCAAACACGTAATTTCCGGGTTCAAAGCGGTCCGTCATGGACGTGCCCGCGACCATGGTGGCGTATAGGCCCGCCACGTCCTCAAGGCCGGACGGGCACTGGACGCGCTCTACGATCTCGCCATTGAAAGAAGTATAGCCGTCGCTCGCTCCGCCAACGACAACTCCATAAACGGGCACGACAGGGTCGGGATAATTGCGGGAAATCGCAATTTGCTGCCCCGCGTTCGCGGGAATGGACATGCCGGCTACCATTTTAGCGCTGGGTGGGCCGCCGTCGTAGTATTTGGCAGTGGGCGGCAATTCTACTTCCGGGTGCTCGGTCGACCAGATCTTAGACGTCTTGCCTTCAGCCTCGGCATACTCGTTGATCCAGTCGTTGGCCGTTTTCAAGTCCAAGCCAATCTGCGTGGCCACCTCTTTCCAATAGCCGGGCCGCGCGGTTTTTCCTTTAATTACCTAATTTAACCCGGCCTGGTCGGTTTTGCTTAGGCCAAAGTGTATCGCGCCCTTCTTTTGCGAGAGCTTGTGAGTGTTCAGATAGCGTTGAATTGCCTGCCCAAATTTGTTCATGGACCCTACGTAACACAAAAATTTATCAATGCAAGTCGTTTTTTTCCTTGCGAATCGATCAAAGTCTTGTATGGTGGCTCTTAGAGAAGGCGCCGCGATGTGCGGACTCGGGGGAGCGCCACAATGCATGCTGAGATTAGACGCGCCATTGCGCGCGAACGGATAACTGCTGGTGCTGGCTACGGCTTTATGGCGCTCATTCGGCCGGAGTCCTTGCCGCGCACCTGCAGCGATACCTACCGCGGGGCCCTTCCCGATCTGACGCCGACCGAGGCGGCCCTTGAGCACCGCAAAGACACCATTCGCCGCATGACCGCCGTCGAACAAGACACCGCCGCGCTGGCCGCCCTACGCCGGGGGCATCCGCACCGGGACTATAGCGGCCGGCCCCGGAGCCACCACCAGCAACGCGCGTCGCAAATGCCAAGTGCGACGCGAATAGGCGGGACGCGTTAAATCCACGGGCGCGTCCCGCCGACCCTTTTGCCCGCGCAGGAGCATGCCGATGAATTTTGAATCGACCGTTGCCGAAGATGTTGCGCAAGCGCTGCATCAGGGCAAAACAGAAGCGCAAACGCATGCGATGCTGCGCGCCAAGTGCGACCGCAACGGCGGGTTTCGGGATTGGCTGCTGGACCGCGCCATCCGTGCGCTGGTTGGCGAGCACCGGCGCACGTTGCGCGCGCTGATCGTGCATCAGGAATCCGTTGCAAGGCCATTCACGGGAACGCGCCGTCAAGCGGCGGTAACAGGAACGGCGCGCCTGGTTCGCGAAACGCTGATGGACTTCCCGCTTTATGGCGGCGGCCGGCTGGGCAACGCGACGCGCGACGCGATCATGGATTCTGGCGCTGCGTTTTTGGCGCAGGGCAAAACGCAGGTCACCAATGGCAAGTGGCTACTTGCTGTTGGCGCAACGATGCCCAAGGGCGTGCGGTGCGAAGACTTTTATGCGGTGAGCAAGCTGCAGGAACTGAGAAAGGCGGCCGAACGTGCAAGCCATTGAATCAGCGGTGCTTGGCGCCGAAACAGAATCCACGCGCAAGCGTGGTGCGCGGGTCATTAGCGTTGTGAGGCCCAAAAGTGGATTGCCCGCGCAATCTATCGCCAGCAACGGCGAGGAGTCGGCCGAGCGAATGATGCTGCCCACTGGTTGTCTGCCGACTCCATCAATTCCAGTTGCGCGCAAGCGCAAGGCGCGGGCCGCTAGGCCGTTGGCAACCGAACCCGTCATGCCCGCGCCAACCAATACCGCCAGCGATGGCGGTGCAGCGGCCAATGGTAAGTTGGAATCCGTGCCTCCTATGCCGCTGCAGCAATCCCGTCGCAAGGCGGGCGGAGTCGGCCGCGTCCGCTTTGGTACCCTGCTGCTGGATGCCGACTCCAACCTTTCGCCGCGCAAGCGGCGTGTGCGGGCCGAAAGTAAACTGGCGCCCACGGTCGGGTTGCCCGCACAACCTATCGCCGGCCACATAAGGTTTGACGCCCAAACGTCGCCTGCCGGCGCGCCGACTCCTTCACCGGAGTCGGCAACCAATAGCGATGGCCTCCACGGAAATGCCCCCCGCACTGGTTTTGCCATCGCGCCGGCCGAAATGCCGGCAACCAATATCGGCGCCACAAGCGTCGATGGAGAGCGCCTGATTGCTGTTGACACCCACGTTTGCAATGCGCTCTCCGCCCATCCCGCAGTCGCTCCGCTCATCGCCGCCGGCCGCTACCGCCGCAAGTTGGCAAAAGGCCAGCAGCGAATCTTCAACGCCGTGTTCGGAATGTGTATGGAGATGACACTCGACACCAACGGCGACGTTGATAAAGCCGCCGCAGCCAAACTCAGCGCCAAGGTGATGACCGCATATCAAAGCGGCGATGACAAAGGCGACGCGGCTGTTATGGACGTGCTGATTGTCGCGGCTCCGTTTTGGGTCGGCCGGGCGCCGCTGGTTGAGGCCCAGGCGCGCATCGAAAAGCGAATGCGCGAAGACGCCCGCCTGTTGCCGGTCTGGCCGTGGGTTGAATCGGTGCGCGGCTTTGGCCCGCTGTCCTTTGCGAAGATTATTGCCGAAACCGGCGATTTGAATAATTACGCAACCGTTTCCAAAGTCTGGAAACGACTGGGCCAGGCCGTGACGGACGGCAAAACAGACCGCCGCGGAGCGCGAGGCGCCACAGCGTTCAACATCCGCGATCCGCTTATCAAGGCCCAGGGAAAATCAGAAAACGGAAACGCCGGTCCATACCGCCTTGTTTACGAATCAGCCAAGGCAAAAAAGCTGGCGGCCTTGGCGGCAGGTGAATGCACCTGGTCTCTCAAGCACATCGACGTGCACGCGCAGCGTGTCATGGTCAAGGAATTGCTGAAAAACCTTTGGATTGAATGGCGCCGAGCGACGCGCGCCTAACCACCTAATAGTTTTCACCACCGACTTTTTGCAACGCGCTGCGGCGCGAAAGGAGAAGTTATGTCCAAAAATCTTACTAAGGCCGAATGCCTGTTTGCCGACCTGATGGAAGAAGCCATCGCGGACGATGAAATCACGCCAGCGGACATGACGAAAGCCGCCATGAGGTTCGCCGCATGGCTCGCATATATGGCGGCCGGTCCGGTCATTGCCGTCGCCATGTTGGCCTCCGAACTGATCGACCTTGAACAGGCCAACGCGCCAACGGGCCTGTTGCGGGAGGCCGCATAATGGCCGCCCGTCACCTCAAGCTGGTATCGCCCGCGCCAGAGCAAGACGTTTGGGCCTTCGGGTTAGACGAGCCGGTTTACGTGCGCGAAAACGGTCAGCACGGCGTCGTTATCGCACGCACCGAATGGACCGACACATGCGAGGATTACATTGTGCGCCTGCCAACCGCAGACGCGAAGCGCGTTGTTTTTAGTAGCTTTGACCTAGCTCCGCAGCACGGAAACTGGCCGCCTGACGCGCATAGCGACGATTGGAAATTTAGAATGGGCGCGGCCGTGTCGCTTGGCGGCGGCAAATTGCGCGGCCTGGTTATCGCCCGCACGGAGTGGGTCGACGGCCGCGAGGACTACCGCGTTCGATTCATGGCGCCAACCGGCGATCTCGTAGAAACCAATCAACGCAGCTTTAATTTGCACACGATCGATGGAGGAGTCACGCAATGAACTTTCATGTGGGAAATCTGGAGCCCGCCGCCGGATTCAAGGTGGGAGATCGCGTGCGGCTTAAGGAAAACGAAATCGGCGACGGTGGTGGCCGGGAGGGCGAGATTACGCAACTGGCCGACGGGGGTTGGGCTGTCGTGCTAATCGATGCGCCGTTTGACGGTTGGGGCCGCCTTGGTCGCGAGTGGGGGACGAGTACGTCCAATCTGGAGCGCGCCAGCGCACCTTGGACGTCCGCCAAATTCAAGGTTGGCGATCGCGTTACGAGTCTGGGCGACGAGGGAGTCGTCGTCAGTTTCGGGAGCGCCGGCGCTAGCGCGGCCGGCAGGATCGCGGACAAGACACAAGACGATTGGCGCGCGGTTTGGTGCAAGTGGGGCGATGGCTCAATCGGCTGGTTGACGGAAAGCTGTCTCGAGTCGACAGCGCCAGCGCGCCACCCGCACATCGTTATCTTGACGCACCGCGGGCGGCTTTTGCCATCGGAAAATCCGCACGTTCATAACTCGCAGGAATCGGCCGAAACCGAAGCGCGCCGCCTGGCGGCAAAGGATCCCGGCAAAGAGTTCGCCGTTTACGCCCTGGTTAGCACCAGCGCAACCCGCATCCAGCCCGCTGAAACGGTTGCGGCTTAACGCAACCGTAGCCACGGCCGCGGGCAATTTCAAACCAACGAGGAGCAAAAATGGCCCTTTCTCTTAAGTCATTGCGATCAGCCAAAAGCGACAAGCCGCCAATCGTTATTGCCTACGGAGTAGACGGCGTCGGCAAGACGAGCCTGGCTGCCGAATTTCCGAATCCCGTTTGCATCCAAACGGACGGCGAACGGCCGCCGCAAGACGTCGAGATTCAAACTTTTGGCGTGGCACAATCCTACGACGAAATCCTTGACGCCATCGGTGACCTTCTCACCCAGCCGCACGCGCATAAAACGCTTATCATCGACAGTTTAGATGGCGTCGAGCCGTTGGTGTGGCGCAAGACCATCGACCGGATCGGCGTCAAATCCATCGAGGACGCCGGCTATGGCAAGGGCTACGTCGAAGCGGACACGGAGTGGTGCGAATTGCTTGCGGCGCTGGGATGCTTGCGCGAAGCCGGCATCGCCGTCGTGTTGCTAGCGCATCCAGAAATCGTGCGTTTCGATTCGCCGGTGTCGGATCCGTACAGCCGGTACAACATCAAGCTTCACAAGCGCGCCAATGCGATAGTGCGCGAACGCGCAGATATAGTCACCTTCATCAATTACCGGGTCTCGCTAAAGACCGCGGATGTGGGGTTTAACAAGAAAGTGACGCACGCAGAAGGCAGCGGCGATCGCCAAATGCACTTCGAAGAGCGGCCGGGCTTTGTTGCCAAGAATCGTTACAGCATGCCGCCGGCCGTCTTATACAAAAAGGGCGACGGCTACACAAAAATTGCATCGTTTTTTCCACAGCCGACCGGCGTTGCGGCGGCCTAAACAAAGGAGTGTTGAAGATGAATTTCAAAGTTGGAGATACTGTGCGGTGCATTGACACAAAAGGCCCACCGCAGGTTAGACGTGATTGGCCATACAGTGTTTTGGGCATCGCGCCTGACGGTAGCATCTATATCGACCTGGTGCACAACGCGGCCCGCTTTGAACTTGTTAGGGCGGCGGAGCCGGCGACCAAGGCCGCAAAATTCAAGGGTGGCGACGCCGTAACGTTTACGGGCGAGTGCTCCCCCTTTTGGTGGTTTGGGCCGCATACCGATTACAAGCATGGTGTCGTCATGGCAGAACACCCGGCCAGCGTCAAAAAATATGCGGTCACTGTGTCGAACAGCGGCCTTGTCTACATTAACGACAACCACGCCGAACTGCGCGCACCCGAACCAGAGCGGCCTTACAAGATTGGCGACTGGGTGCGGGATGAAGATGGCGTCGTTGGCCTGGTGCTTGATGACGACCTGGACGCTTGCGTGCCGTACTTGGTGCGCTTCCCATATGATCTGGACGGCGATTGGCACAACGAAGACGAACTGACACCCTGGGCGCCGGCTGTTGGTGACACGGTTGCCGCGGGAGGCGCCGGTGTGGTCGGAATAGTTGAGACCATCAGCGGCGACACAGCGATGGTTAGTTACACTTTGGCAAACGCCTGGACCAGACCAATTGCCGACCTAAGGCCGGCAACCACTGCTGCCTTCGCCAAACTCACCTAAAACTGCCGGCCGCCATAGCGGCCGGCCCAAACTTTTACCACAGCATTTTTCAGCAGGAGATAAAATGGCCAGCCTTGGACAGCGTTTTAACGCGGAAGATCACGACACAACGCAACGCGACTTTACGCCCGTACCAGACGGCGATTACGTTCTGGAAGTTTCTCAATCGGAAGTCGCTCCCACCAGCAACGGCAAAGGCGTCGTGATGAAGCTGGTTTATAGCGTCATCGCGCCGGAAGAATTCAAAGGCCGAAACATCTACGACAACATCAACATCGAGCACTCCACCGCAAGGGCACAAGAGATCGGACGAGAGCACCTGGCCGCGTTGTGCCGCGCTTTGGAGTTGCCGGCGATCGAAGACAGCGACGAATTGCACTTCAAGCAGTTCGCGGCCCGCATCGGTATGGGCAAGGACTCCAAAGAACGAAACGAAGACGGAACCGGGCCAAAGTATCCCGGCCGGCCGGAAGTGAAACGCTATTACTTCCCGGATGAAGGCGCGTTGCCCGAGGCCAAGGTTGCGGCCACAGCGCCGCCTGCTGCGGCCAACGACAACACGCCCGCGGCGTGCCCCGCGGCCAACGACAACACGCCCGCGGATCACCGGCGCGACGGCGCGCGCGGTGGCGCGCGGCCGTGGGCGAGGAGGGCGTGATGGGCTGGCCGCAGATCGTATTTATTATCATTATGGCGATGCACGTAGGAGTGTTCGCCGCCAAGCACGGCACGCCAGTCATCAACAAAAACTACAACGTTGGCGACGCGCTCTTCCGAGTCGTGTTCTGGTCCACGCTGCTTTGGTTCGGCGGCTTCTTTTCGCACTAACCAGGCGGCCCGTTCGCGGGCCTCCTTCCTTGCACAATTTTGGGAGCTAATACATGCAAGTCGCCGTTGCCAAAAAAGACCTGGTCCAAATCCTGACCGGCACAACGCGCGTCTTGGAGGCGCGCAATACAATTCCGATCCTGGCCAACGTGTTGCTACAGGCCGCCAACGGCACACTTTCCGTGCGCGCAACCAATCTGGACATGGAAGCCTGCGCGGTCGCAGCCGCGGACGTCAAGGCGCCGGGCGCCACAACCGTTGCAGGCGCACGCCTGTTTGATATTGTGCGGCGCCTGCCAGACAGCGCTACTATCAACGCAACGCTAGGCGACGGCAGCCTTACGCTTAAATCCGGGCGATCCAGATTCGTGCTTCCGACTCTTTCGCCAGACGACTTTCCCGCGCTAAGCGGCGGCGACTTTACGCACACCTTTAGCCTGGACCTGCCGGCGCTGCTGCCTAGGGTGAAATTCGCCATCAGCAACGAAGAAACACGCTATTATCTGCGCGGCGTGTTTATGCATCAGATTGACAACGAATACCGCCTGGTCGCGACAGATGGCCATCGCCTGGCTGCTGTGAAGATCGATGTGCCAGACGGCGCGGAAGGCGTGCCGTCTGTAATCTTGCCGCGTGGCGCGATTGACGTGCTTGCAACGCTTAAGGGCGATGTTGAAATCAGCATCGCATCCACGCGAGCGCAATTCAAGTGCGACGACTTCACGCTGATCACAAAGCTGATCGACGGCTCGTATCCAGATTACCAGCGCATTGTTCCCGCCGGTAACGATCGGATTCTTACCGTGGATATTACCGACCTAAAGGCAGCGGTTGAGCGAGTGGCAGCGATTGGCGCAGAAGCCGGCCGCGGAATTAAATTTGGAATGGCTGCGGATAGCTTGCGGATTGAAATGAAAACCGGCAATGGCGCCGATGCAAGCGACGAACTGCCGGCGGATTATTCCGCCGAACCAATGGAGATCAAATTCAATCACAAGTATTTTCTGGAAGCCATTAGCGCAGTTAGCGCCGAGTCGGTTGAAATCGCGATGGCCAACCCCGGCACGACCGCCATTCTGCGCGCGCCGGGATCGCGTGACTTTTCCATCATTATGCCTATGCGGATTTAAGGCGGTGAGGGCGCCGGCGAGCGGGTGGAATAACTGCGACGAAATGCATGGGCGATTTTGCGCCCATTGCAGGCGGGGTAGCGAAAACGAGGGCGGCGACGATTCTTGCCCGGTCGTTTACGGCGACGCCCATTTTACCCACGACCATAACGGCACGCCGTTTTGTGATGAGTTTGAACCAGTGGCCGGCTACCGCCTGCGCTGCAGCGGAACAATGGAAATGTTTGGAGGTGCGATATGAAAGCCATAATCTACATTGCTGCGATCGGCCTTGCCATTGCGACAGCGGGATTTGTTAGCGCGGCCGAGAACAACCGCGAAGGCGTTGCGTGGGCATGGGCAATGGCCGCAGGCGCCTTTGGCTTGATCTTTATACGCGCCGCTCTGTAATGGCGCCGATCCCAAAGCCGCGGCCGCATACCGCGCTGGCGATCTACAGCGCCATCGAAGCCGCGGAGGCCGAAGGATTCGAATCCGTGGGCATATCCGCCGGCGACATTGGCGACGAATGCGAACGCGCCATGTTCTACAGCTTCCGGCGGGTATCGCCGCCGGAAGTCATCACAGCCCTAAAACGCCGCATCTTCGAACGCGGCAACATCGAAGAAGACCGCCTTGTCGCGCTGCTCAACCTGGCCGGCATTGAAGTCACGGACCAACAGGCGCGCGTGCGCGATTGCGGCGGCCACGTGCGCGGCAAAATCGACGGTCAGGCGATCGGTATAGTCGAGGCGCCGGCAACCGAGCACATCGTGGAGTGCAAGTCATCCAAGGACGATGCGTTCAAGGCGCTTAAGAAGGACGGCGTTCAAAAGGCCAAGCCGCTGCATTACGCCACGATTCAGTTCTACATGCACAAGCGCGGCCTGGGCCGCGCGCTGTATATCGTAAGTAATAAAAACGACGAGGAAATCTACACCGAGTGCGTGCCGTACGACGCGGAATTCGCCATGCGACTGGTCGCGCGGGCCGAACGCATCATCCGGTCCAGCAACCCGCCGGCCAAGTTGCACGAAGACCCGGCCGCCAAGATGGCGTTCCGATGCGGCTACTGCAAACACAAACGCGTTTGCCACGAAGGCGCCTGGCCGCGGATTCACTGCCGCACATGCCTACACGCAACCCCGGAGTTTATTGGCGATCAGGCTGCATGGTCCTGCGCGCGATGGGCCAAGCCGCTGACGCTGGCCGAGCAAGACGCCGGCTGTCCTGCGCATTTACTGCTGCCGGGCCTGGTTGCGGGCGAACAAGTTGACGCGGATGAGGACGCCGAAACCGTGACGTACCGCATGCGCGACGGAACAATTTGGGTTGACGGCGCGCGCAACAAGCAGGAGGCGGCATGACCCTCGTCCTTCGCGAATATCAGCGTCAGGCCGTTGACAACCTGTACGACTATTGGGCGCGCGAAGGCGGCGCACCGCTCATTGTGGTCCCAACGGGCGGAGGAAAATCTTTGATTCTAGCCACACTGATGAAGGAGCTTTTGGAAAAATACCCTGACATGCGCATCCTGTGCGTTTCGCATGTCAAAGAATTGTTGGTGCAGTCATATCAGGAACTATTGGGCATCTGGCCCCTCGCCCCGGCCGGTCTATTTTCCGCCGGGCTAGGCCAGCGCGATTCCCAATCGCAGATTATTTTTGGCGGCGTCCAAACGATTGCCAATAAGGCGGCGTCAATCGGACACGTTGATCTGGTCATCGTAGATGAGGCTCACCTTATATCTCGTGATTCTAATACTCGCTATGGTAAGCTGTTCACCGACCTGCGGGCCATTAATCCCGATCTGATGATTTGCGGGCTAACCGCCACAGACTACCGGCTGGGCGAGGGCCGCCTGACCGAAGGCGACGACGCGATGTTTAGCGCAGTCGCCTTCGAAAAGTCCGTTGGCGAGCTAATTGATGAAGGTTTCCTATGCCGGCCAATCACCAAGGCGACGGTGACCGGCTTTGACCTGACCGGCGTTGGGCGCTTAGGCGGCGACTACAAGCAGGGCGCGCTACAGGCCGCTGTTGACCGGGCCGACGTAACCAGGCGCGCCGTTGATGAAATATGCGGTTACGGCGCCAGCCGAAAATCATGGCTGCTGTTTGGCGCCGGCGTCGAGCACGCGATGCATATTCGCGACGAAATACGCGGCCGCGGCATAGGCTGCGAGACCGTCACCGGCGAGACGCCGTCAGGTGAGCGCGCCAGAATCCTGGATGATTTTAAATCTGGCCGGCTGCGCGCGGTCACAAATAATTCAGTGCTGACCACCGGCCTTAACGTGCCGGGCATCGATCTGCTTGCAATGCTGCGGCCGACGCTTTCCACAAGCCTATATGTGCAAATGTGCGGCCGTGGCTTGCGCAACGCGCCGGCAAAGCAAAATTGCCTGGTGCTGGATTTCGCCGGCAACATACGCAAGCACGGGCCGATCGATGACGTCCGCGTGCGCCCGCCAGGCAAGGGCGATGGCGAGGTGCCGATTAAGGAATGCCCAAACTGCCATTCGCTGGTCCACGCATCTAAAATGACTTGCGATGACTGCGGGTTTGTGTTTCCGCCAGGCGAAGAACCCAAACACGAAGCCAAAGCGGACGCCGCTCCAATCCTATCAACCGCAGCGGCGGAATGGATTCCCGTTACGACCGGCCGCGAATTCAATTATCACACAAGCAGGAACGACAATCCGGATTCCGTGCGCACGCAGTATAATTGCGGCTATGTAAGCCACCAGGAATGGCTATGCCCGGCGCATACTGGATACGCGAAGGCAAAGGCGACCCGCTATTGGGCTGACCACGGCGGCCAACGTCCATTTCCAAAGACGGCGGACGAATGGGTAGCCCGCCAGGGCGAGTTAAAACAGACAGCCGAGATCAGCGTTAAGCCGAGCAAAACATACAAGGGCGGCTGGGACGTCGTCTCCTACAAGGTTGGCGAGATGGGGCCGCGGCGACCCGCCGATAACAGGACTTTCGCGGCAAGGTTAGCGGCGCGTAGTCGCCTGCCAGATTTAGATTCAGACATTCCATTCTAGGGAGGAATTCATGACGCAACCAGACATCGGCCACAACGGCGGCCCACCGCTTGAGCCAACGCCGTTCGAGGCTGCAAAGATCACGATTGACGATATATTCATGGAGGCCAAAGCCTGGCTCGACGGCAGCGCAATCACAAACGAAAAGGAAGCCGCGGCCGTCGAGTTGCTCCTGGACATGGCGCGCAAGGGCAAGCAGGAAGCCGACGCGGCACGCAAGAAAGAAAACGGGCCGTTCGATACCGGCAAGGCCGAAGTCCAGACCCGATACAACCCGATTCTCAAGCGCGCCGACCTGATTGTCGACGCCGGCCGTAAGGCGCTCACGCCATGGAAGGCAGCCGTCCTTGCCGAACGTGAGCGGGTTGCCGCGGCGGCGCGACTGGAAGCCGACCGCATCGCCAAGGAAGCGCAAGACGCTATCCGTGCATCGCGCGGCGACGTTGAAGCCCGCGAGGCCGCGGAACTGCTGCTTAAAGAATCCAAGACCGTAGAGCGCGCGGCCAAGCGCGCGGAAAAATCTACGACTACCGATATAGGCATGCGCAGTACATGGACGCCGCGCATCATTGACTGGTCCGCCGCGCTTGATTGGGCGTTCGAAAAATCGCCAGACGCCTTTGAATCCATGACGCTAGACCTTGCGCGCAGCGCAGTCCGCGGCGGCGCGCGCACCATCCCAGGCTTCGCAATCGAACAGATCAAGGTGGCGGCATGAACCCGCGGACATTCCTTGACGGCAAGGTCACACTATACGGCGGCGACAATCGTGAAGTCTTAAAGACACTAGCGGACGCATCCATTGATTCAATCGTTACTGATCCGCCCTATGCGCTTGTTTCTATCGGCAGGCGGTTTGGCAAAGCCGGCAGCGCAGAAGCCAAGAGCGACGGCGCGACGGGCGTTTACAGGCGCGCGTCCGCCGGCTTCATGGGCCAACAATGGGACACCGGCGAAACCGCGTTCGCGGTTGAGTTTTGGGAAGAATGCTTTCGCATCCTAAAACCCGGCGGGCATTGCGTTGCATTTTCTGGCACACGCACCTATCATCGCATGGTCTGCGCGATTGAAGACGCAGGCTTTGAAATTCGCGATCAGCTTGCGTGGGTGTACGGAAGTGGATTTCCGAAATCGCACAATGTAAGCAAGGCAATCGATCGTGAAGCTGGCGCGACGCGCGAAATTATTTCGAGCCGACGCGCACACGACATGCGCGGCGGAAACTACATGGGGGCTTCGCAGGGCAAAGCCATTGATGCTTATACGATTGATATCACCGCGCCCGCCACTCCTGCAGCGCAAGAATGGCAGGGATGGGAAACTGCGCTGAAACCATCTTGGGAGCCAATAGTCCTGGCGCGCAGGCCGTTGATAGGCACAGTGGCGCAGAACGTTCTGGCGCACGGAGCCGGCGGGTTGAATATTGACGGATGTAGAATAGGAGAAAGCGGCGGAACGGCCAAAGGCCGTTCCGCGGTGAAATCAACCACGGATTCTGTGGGCGGCTATCTAAATGCGAAGGCCGGCAGTCCCATAGACGCCGGCCGATGGCCGGCTAATATTATTCACGACGGTAGCGCAGAAGTTGTAGAATTATTTCCGAATTCCAAATCCTGCAGCGCTCCATCATCAGCAGATAGTCCTGGTGCGATTCTTGGCGGGTCCAGGACGCAAGGCGCTATCTATCCAGGGGAAGACGGTTCCGCCGCCCGATTCTTTTATTCAGCGAAGGCGAACACCGACGAGCGCGCGGGCAGTAAGCATCCGACCATCAAGCCAGTCGATCTCATGCAATGGCTGGCGCGACTGGTGACGCCTCCCGGTGGCGTAACGCTGGATCCATTCGCGGGCAGCGGCACGACTGGCGAAGCCGCTTGGCGCGAAGGATTTTCCGCCATCTTGATAGAGCGGGAGACAAAATTTCAAGAAGACATTGCAAGGCGCATGGATCTAGCAACCGCAGGACCAGCAACGCGGGCCGCTGAAATATCCAAGGCGCGCGGCCTGGTTGACGACGCCGGGCCGCTGTTCGCGAATGACAACGGGCCAGCCAGCCAGCCAGCCAGCCAGCCAAAACGTATGATAGGCCCCATCGGACTCAAGTACTAAATAAATAAGGAACGCCGCATGACTTGGCTGGGCACATGCGCCGTATGCCGCAGGCGCCACGATAACGTGGGTTACGCGCCAAGCGAAAAGCACGCCATGAAATGGGCGTGCCTTGAATGCGCAACCGCATGCGCGATCGAAGGCGACCCAACCACCAACATTGTGAGGAAGCTATATCACATGCCCAAAAAGCAACTGGACATCTACGAGCTAAAAGCCGTTGAGGCGGGCGGCGAAGCGGCGGGCTCCTATTTGGACGATCTGGGCCGCACGGACCTTGCGGCGCTTGAGCTTCACGAATGGACCGAATTCCTGCGCCGCTTTCTAAACGGCTACGGCGAGTCCATGCGTACGATGCTTAAGAACAATGAGGCGCCGTTCTGATGCTGAATTATCTCTCCGTCTGCAGTGGAATTGAAGCTGCCAGCGTAGCCTGGCATCCGCTTGGCTGGCGCGCCATCGGCTATTCGGAAATCGAAAAGTTTCCGGCGGCCGTACTGGCGCATCATTATCCGACCGTTCCCAACCTTGGCGACTTTACCGCCATCAACACGCATACGCTACCGCGCACAGATATCCTTGTGGGCGGCACGCCTTGCCAGTCCTTCAGCCTGGCGGGCTTGCGCAGCTCACTGGACGACGCGCGCGGAAACCTAACCCTTGCATTTGTGAGATTGGCCCATGACCTTGCAGCTAACAATGGACTTCGAAACGCACTTTGGGAAAACGTCCCTGGAGTTCTATCCACCAAAGACAACGCCTTCGGCTGTTTCCTGGGCGGACTTGTTGGCGCAGATTCCGCCATCCTATGCGACGGCCGATGGCCAAGTGCGGGCATGGTGGCCGGTCCAAAAGGGCGCGCGGCTTGGCGGATTCTCGACGCTCAATACTTCGGCTTGGCCCAACGACGCAAGCGTGTGTTCGTTGTCGCAGATTTTGGAAACGGGGCCGATCCAGCCGCGGTTCTTTTTGAGCGCCAAAGCGTGCACGGGAATTTTGCGCCGCGCCGCGAAGCGCGGGAAAGAATTGCCGACAGCCTTACAGTTGGCGCTAACCAATACAGCGGCTTCTGCGGCGAGCCGGTAGAGGCAGCCGACGACGTCGGCTGCCTCGCGGTCGGCAACACTGTCGGCAGCAACCAGTTTATGCAAAGCAAACAATTTGTTGTGCACGCTCCCGATCTCGCGCGTTGCGTCACAACGCGCGAAGGTTCATCGCAAGACTACGAATCCACCTCCATGATCGCGCATACCCTACGCGGCGTAGGGCATGACGCAAGCGAAGACGGAACAGGTCGCGGCGTACCGCTGGTTGCCTTCTCCATGAAAGACCACGGCGGCGACGCCGCCAATGACCTATCGCCAACATTACGCGCGGCCGACCACAGTAAAAGCCACGCAAACTCAGGCGCGCCACCGGCCGTAGCCTTTGACCTACGCGGTCGCGAAGGCGGCGCCAACCTGGAAAACATTGGCGACACAGCAGCCCTACGCGCAGCAAGCGGCGGGTCCAATCGTAGTTATGTCGCAAGCAGCGCTGTCCGCCGTTTGACTCCAATGGAGTGCGAAAGACTTCAGGGATTCCCGGATGGATATACCGCGATTAATCGCAAAGGCGTCGCCTCGGACGGACCGCGCTACAAAGCTTTAGGCAACAGCATGGCCGTGCCGGTCATGCGCTGGATTGGCGTCCGCATCGCCAAACACATGCCAATTATTGCAGCCAACGACAATCATAGGGAGCAACAATATGCAAATGCAGCATAGATTTGGCGATTGGATGCAGACCTACGCCGGCCGCCAGTTTTGGCCTTCGTGGCGGCCTTCCCATTGCGGAAGCAGGTATTACCCATGACACCATACTCCGCCGCCGGCGCCAAACTCGTAGACGGGGGATATAGCGCCATCCCAGCCCTGCCCGGATCCAAGCGCCCCGGCAATTTCAGCATGGGCGAATGGTGGGGCGACTTCTCATGGAATCGCTTCTGCGACCGCCTCCCAACCGAAATCGAAACAAGCCATTGGGATCGCTGGCCCGATGCCGGCGTATGCATGGCGCTCGACCACACCATCAAAGTCATCGACATCGACACCGACGACGACGAAATCCGCGCCGCAGTCCTATCCGCGCTGCCCGTGCCAACCGTAATGAAACGCGGCCAAAAAGGATTCTCAATCTTCTACCGCGGCAGCGCCGATATCGTTTCCCGACCTTTCGACATCGTACCGCCTGGCGGCAAACGCATGCGCGCCGTGGACCTGCTGGCGCACGGCAAACAAACCGTGCTGCCGCCAACCATCCATCCCGACACCGGCCGCCCTTACGAATGGCTTACCGACGAAACACTTTTCGACACCGCGCCCGACCAGCTTCCCGAATTGCCAGACGACGTGGCCGCGCGCATTGAATCAGCCCTGGCTCCATTTGGCTTCGAAGACACCAACACAGGCCCGCGCGCGCCGGGCAGCGGCGACTCCACATGGCGCGACATAAACGACGCCGCGCTGGCCAACCTTGACGCCTGGGTGCCCGGCCTGGGCCTGCCCAAGACCAAGCGATCGCGCGACGGCCGCTATCGCGCCGTTGCCGCATGGCGCGACGTCGACAACGCCAACCTGGCGTTCCATCGCGACGGCATCAAAGACTGGGGCGGCGGCGAGTCCTACACGCCGCTGGACGTCACCATGCGCGCGCACGGCGCCGACCTGGACCAGGCCGCACGCTGGCTGCGCGACCAGCTTGGCATCAAACCAACGCCGCTGATCGACGTGTCCCGGCTAATCGCCAGCGCCGAACGCAAGCGCCTGGCGGCCGCTCCACTGCAGCCAGCACCCACACCCGCGCCCACGGCCATACGCGCGCCACGCGGCGCTGTAGACCCGTTTACGCCGGCCGCTGCCGGCGGGCTCATGGAAGCCTACGCCAACTGGTATCTCGACACCGCGCGCCGGCCCGTCCCGGAATTCGCCGTGCTTAGCGCCGCGTCATTCGTTGCAACTATGTTTTCGCGCCGCGCCGTGGGACCTACCGGTTCCGGCCTGAATATGTACCTGGTGTGCCTGGGCCGCACAGGCTTCGGCAAGGAGCACGTCCACAAAACACTGCACACGCTGGCGCACGACGCCGGCTTCCACTACCTGATCGGCCCAGGCGAAGTCACATCCGGCACCGCGATCGAAAAAGTGGTACGGCGCCGGCCGTTTTACGTCATGCCATGGGACGAAGTTGGCATCGTGTTGCAGGGCGTGAACGGCAATAACGCCGCGTCCTGGTCCAAATCCATACGCAAGGTGCTGCTGGAGTTATACAGTAAATCGACGTCCGTTTGGACCGGCAAGGAGCACGCAGATCCTACGCGCGATAACAGCGCCGAGCCGATACACTGCCCGACCGTTGGCATCCTCGGTGTAAGCACGCCGGAAACTTTCTATAGCGGCCTGAGCGACGAATCTTTCCGGGACGGCTTCCTGGCCCGCCTCATCGTTGTCGACGCCACGGTAAAGCCGCCGCGGGGCAATCCGCCCGCGCTGCTGATCACGCCCGCATCCCTGATCACGGCCGTCAAAAAAACCGCGGACGCGTTCCCATGGCCGCCGGGCAACCTGCCCGCCATCAAGTGGAAAAGCGCCCTGGCCCGACCATCCTTGGTCACCGTGCCGTGGGAATCGAACGAGGCCGAAAGCCAATGGCTGACAATCGAAGACTGGCAGGCCGAACAGGTTGAAGAACACGGCGCCCAGGACGGCATCATAGGCCGAGCCGCGGAAAACACCATCAAGCTGGCAACCGTGCGCGCCATCAGCCGCAACCCGGCCAACGCCCGAGTCACGACCGCTGACCTGGATTGGGGCTACGCCGTCGTGCAGCGGTCCCTGGACAGCCTTGACGCCGGCGCTGGCGCGCATGTAGCCGGCAGCCCGTTTGAAGAGCTTTGCAAGGCGATCCTGCGCGCCCTGCGAGCAACTAAAGAAGCCGGGCTACCGCGGAGCGTGCTGTTGCGCGCCCGCGGTGTTTCCAAGGCCAACGACCGCGACGTCAAGGCGGCATTGGACCGCCTGGTTGAGCTTGGCGAAATCTATGCGCCATCCATCGGCGGAAGAGGCGTGAAGGTGCGATTGCGCGAACCGGCCAACACAGCAACCGGCCGCCAGAGGCAATTACAAATTCTGCTGTAATGTAAATGGCCGGATGCGGAATCGGCCGACCCATTTACAACGTGCAACAGAATTACAACCAACTTTAAAACCTAATATCAATGACTTAGGTGCCTATTATAGTAATTGTAAAGCTCTCTCTTTCTACGTGAATCTAATTAGAATAGGACAGAGACATATATGTGTGCAATTTCAGCAACGGCCGGAAAC